TAGTGTTGAAAGGTATTATTACAATTGAAGATTGGTCAAGAATAAAAGAACACATACAGTATACTTTCTTAAAAGATGGGTACTTTGCAGAACTAAAAAATGCAGAGATACTGAGAGAAAGATTAAGTCTTGCACAAGAAGTAAGTCCGTATGTAGGCAAGTACTATTCTGTTGAGTATGTAAGAAAACATATCTTACAACAAACAGATGAAGATATTATTGAAATTGATGGGCAGATTGCCAGTGAGATAAAACAAGGAATTATTGCCTCGCAAGATATGGGCAATGATGAATATGGTGATATAAATATAGGAGATGAATAATTATGTCAAATGAAAGTGTAGTAAATATGGTAGATTCATTAACAGGCGGCGACAATGTTGCGGCTCAAGATGCGTTTAAAAGTGCGTTGACTGATAAGATTGGTATGGCGTTAGATGCTAAAAGGCAAACTGTCGCAAACGACTGGTTGAATGCTGGCGATGAGCATGAGGCAATAGAAGCTGGTTCTGAACTATCAGGACAATCTGCTTTTGATGCTGTTGCAGCTCAAGTTGATGCAGATGTTGATGACCATGTTGATTTTGAGATTGATGACGACCAAGTAGAGGAAGAGTAAGTGAGCGAAATTTCGTTTAAAAGTTTCACAGGTAAACTGGTTGAACGAAAGACTTCGTTACCCACTACGCAGTTTAATAAATTATCTCCGAAGATGAAAGCGGCAATAACAGATATGTATGCAATGATAAACAAGGCATCTGACCCTCTCATCTCTAAGATAGAAGGTATTGTTAAGGCAGTATCAAAGAAACACGGTGTTAGTGTTTATGATATTGAAGATTATATTGACAACGAATTAATAAAATAAAGGAATAAAAAATGGCTATTGCAACAAGAACACTCAAAGATACAAAAATTGCAACAGGTAGTGGTGCTGCTGGTGGTAAAGTAACTGTCTTAGTAAACATGAATGACAATACTACTGCCGACTCACTTGTAGTTGATGCAAGTGGTTTAGCGGGACATGCTAATGGTGCAAAACTAGATATCACCAGAATATGGTGGGCATTAGTACAAGGTACTGCTGACGATAACACAGGTTGGGCTTCGCTTTATTTTGAAGGCGATACTGATGTTACAGCAATTAATCTTGCTGGCACAGGACACTATGATGGTACTGCTGGTAAAATTGAAAACAGCGCAACAAATACCGGCGCAACTTCTGGAGATATAAAGTTAAGTGCTTATGGTGTTTCTGGTTATGTTATGATTGAACTAAGAAAAGACGAAAGCTTTACTGCGTAATTTCTCATGGCAATTAGTAATGTAAAGGTTGTGAATACCGCTTCCAAATACATTGTTAAGTCAAAAGGTATTGGAAGTGAAACCAACCAAGTATTGGTTAATGCGAATGATTTAACTGGAGGCACAAATAAATCATTAGTAAGTTTAATAGAGTGCTACTACATAATAGAAAGTATTGGTAGTACAGAAGGTAAATTAACTATTAGTGCGGCTGTTGACGCTGAATATGATGAACAGGCAGAAGCGGCTGGCACTCAAGTTAGGAAAGATTTGGTGTTAACTGGTAATGGTAAGTATGGATTACGACCTAGTCAGTTAAAATTTGGTAACGATAAAATATTTAAACTAACAACTGATTCAAATGTTAGAAATTATTTGTTAGTAACAGAATTTAGGAGAGAAAGTAATGGCTGATGTTGTAACAAGTCAAACATTAGTAGACACAGCAGGCACAAAGACTGTAATGAAGTTTACTAATATGAGTGATGGTTCAGGTGAAACACTTGTAACAAAGATGGACGCTAGTGCGTTGACATTTATGACCGAAGATGCGACAAAGAGTATCGCAAAAATTTGGTGGAGTTGTAATACAACGAATGGTAAATCAGGCGTTGAGTTGTTGTGGGCAGGAAGTGGTACGAGTTCTGCGAATTCAACAATCGGATTTTTTACTGGCGTTGGTTATTGGGATTTATATACTGCTGGTAATAGTATACCTAATAATGCAACATTGACAAGTCTGACATCTCCTGCTGGCGATGTGTTATTATCAACAAAAGGATTTGTTGCAGGCGATAACTACACGCTGATAATAGAAGTAAGATAGATGGCTCAGAGAAAACCTAAAGACCGTTCTCGTCAAATATTAGAGAGAATAGTCGGGACTAAGTCGAAGGCGACTTTGGCTGAGGCATTTAAGATGGCATTTGCTGAGAAGTATGATGTCAAGAGAGATGAAATTAAACAAGGTATAGTCGATAAAGTCTATAACAACGAAAAGGTGGACAAATGAAACTAATCACAGAAACAATTGAAGATATTGATTTAATAGTTGAAGGCAACAATAAAGGCGGTAAAGACTATAAAATCAAAGGTGTCTTTATGCAGGCAGATATCAAGAACCGTAACGGTCGTACATATCCTGTAGGCACTTTGGCAAACGAAGTCAAAAGATACACAAACGAATTTATCAATAAGAAAAGAGCTTTCGGAGAACTAGGGCATCCAGACGGACCTACAGTTAATCTTGAAAGAGTTTCTCATATGATAACTAGTCTAACTCCAGAAGGTAAAAACTTCATTGGTGAGGCGAAAATTATGGATACTCCTTACGGCAAAATCGTCAAGAATTTGATTGACGAAGGCGCCCAGTTGGGTGTATCTTCAAGAGGTATGGGTTCTATATCTAACGGTACAGTTGGTAAGGACTTTTATCTCGCAACGGCGGCTGACATTGTTGCAGACCCGTCAGCACCAGATGCTTTCGTAGAAGGCATTATGGAAGGCAAAGAGTGGGTATGGGACAATGGCGTACTGAAAAGTAAAACCGTTGAAGAATACAAACAAGAAATAGAAAAAGCAAAGATGCACGAACTTTCAGAAGTGAAGGCAAAAGTTTTTGCGAATTTTATTTCAAAACTGTAAAAAAGTACGCAGATTATCCGAAAAGCGTAAAGTGGAACGGGTGATTTGTATAAATAATTATAATTAACAAAATTAATTAATTTTTTAATAAAGGAGACCGAATGTCTGAAACCGAAGTTAAAGAAGTAGTAGATTTAGAAGAGCAAAAGAACGCAGCTAACAAAGATGCTGAAGCTCCTGAAGCTACTCACCTTAAAAATGACGCTGAAGATTTGGGTGCACCAGTAGTTAAGCCTACAGATGCAAACCCGGACGCAACGAAAAAGGTTAGTAAAGCATCAGACCAAGTTACAAAAGACGCAAATGACGGGTCGTTACCAAATGACCAGAAGCCATCTGCTAAGGCTGAAGAAGTAGAAACTGAAGAAGATGTAATGTCTGAAGCTTCTATTGATTCAATCGACTTGACTGATGATGTTAAGGCACTAGTTTCATCTGACGCTGACTTATCTGAAGAATTTAAAGATAAGGCTGCGACAATTTTTGAAGCTGCTGTTAAGACTAGAATTAAAGAACAGACGAAAATCCTAGAAGCACAGTTTGATGAAAAACTTGCATCTGAAACTGAAACAGTAAAAGAAGCTATGGTCGAGAAAGTCGATTCATATCTTAACTATGTTGTTGAAGAATGGATGAAAGAAAATGAATTAGCAGTTGAAAGAGGTATTCGTACCGAAATCGCTGAAGATTTCATCACTGGACTTAAAGGACTTTTCAAAGAACATTATATTGATGTTCCTGAAGAAAAATACAATGTACTAGATGATTTAACAAGTCAAGTTAAAGATTTAGAATCTAAGTTGAACGAACAGATTGAAAAAAATGTTGTTCTTGCAAAAGGTACTAATGAATTAACAAGAGCAAGTTTAGTCGTTTCTGTATCAGAAGATTTAGCTGATACTGAGAAGGAGAAGTTTGCTTCTATGGCTGAGAATGTTGAATTCGATAGTGCTGAGAAGTTCGCAGAGAAATTAGAAACTATTAAAGAATCTTATTTCCCTAAAACGAAAATAGAAGAAGCGACATCTAATGATGAAGTTGATTCTGTGGCGGCGAATATACCTGCTGACGCTGGTACATCCGATGCTATGGCTGCATATACGGCCGCTATTACAAAAAATCTTACTTCTTTAAAGTAAGAGTGATTTAACTTAAAAAATAACAAGGAGAGATAAATGTATCTTACTGAAAATTTACAAGAAAAGTGGCAGCCAGTCCTAGAGCATCCAGATTTACCAAAAATCGGTGATAGCTATAAGCGTGCTGTTACAACTGTTATTCTTGAGAATCAAGAAAGAGCAGTAAGAGAGGACAGAGGCTTTATGACTGAAGCTGCACCTGTCAACTCAATGGGCTCATCAAGTTCGACTGCATCTGACGGTGCTATTGACACTTGGGATCCTGTACTAATTTCTTTAGTACGCCGTGCAATGCCTAACCTAATTGCGTATGATATTTGTGGTGTTCAACCAATGACAGGACCTACTGGTCTTATCTTTGCAATGAAATCACGCTATTCTACACAAAGTGGTACTGAAGCATTATTTGACGAAGCTGATTCAGACTTTTCTGCTGAAGATGCTGCTTCAAACACAGGTTCACCTGATTCACATTCAGGCGCTAACCCTGCAACACTAAACGACAGTCCTGCTGCTGGTACTTATACTACTGGTTCTGGTATGTCAACTGCTGAAGCAGAAACACTAGGTGACGGAACTGATGAGTTTGCTGAAATGGCGTTCTCAATCGACAAAGTTACTGTAACTGCAAAATCAAGAGCTTTGAAAGCAGAGTATACAATGGAACTTGCACAAGACCTTAAAGCAATTCACGGCTTAGACGCTGAAACTGAACTTGCAAACATCTTGTCAAGTGAAATTCTTGCTGAAATCAACCGTGAAGTAGTTAGAACTATCTATACTACTGCTAAGGCTGGTGCACAAGTTAATACTACTACTGCTGGTATCTTCGATTTAGACACCGACTCAAATGGTCGTTGGTCTGTTGAGAAGTTCAAAGGTCTACTTTACCAATTAGAGAGAGATGCCAATGCGATTGGTCAACAAACTCGTAGAGGTAAAGGTAATATAATCATCTGTTCTGCTGATGTAGCTTCTGCTCTTCAAATG